TAACTGATTAGCTTTGTCTTGACCCATCAAAGCTGATCCTTTCTTTAGTAGTCTGTTATATTCTTTTGCACCTATATTTAACCTTTTCTGTATAATGAAAGACTTATTTAGTTCCTCCACTGATACACCGGATGCATCAGCAGCGGCTTTTAGTATAATAGGATTTTTTCTTTGCTCTTCAGTTAATTTTTGTGTCTGTTTTAATACTTCTGCAGATGCACCAGCTATGTCACCGGTAAAAGCTAATGCTCTTGCTCTTTCAAAATTTAATGATTGATTAGTAAGTAATTCTAACTGTAATTCATTACTAAGACTAGTTTCAAAATCTAACAAACTAGATGCTATACCGTTAGCAGTAGATAAACTAATACCAAATCTTCTTGTTTGATATACAGCTCCGGCTAAAGCTTTCTCTGAAAAGCCAAAATAACCTTGTATTTCTGCACTAGTAGTAGATATTTCTTTTAGTAGAGATTTAGATGAAATATAAAAACCATTTTGCTTTTTAAGAGATTTATTTAACTTTATTACATTATTAGTAGCTTCTGTAGTTGAACCACCAAAAGCACTAAAGAGAAAGGATAAGTTACTGGCTTCTTCTCCTGATAGATGTAATGATTTAGTTAGGAATGCTTGATTTAGTACTAATTCTTCAGAGACTGGTATGCTAGCACCAAATGTCTTTGTTAAATCAGCTAATGAATCACTTAATGCTTTTGCATTAATAGACATGTTACTCACCTTTGAAGATGTTGATATTAATATCTTATCTAATTCTCTTGCATTATCTTTAGATATTCCTAAATTTTTAGCTATATCTGTAACTCTTTTATCTGCTCCAAAGAAAAGTTTAGAAACTATTTTAAGTAGTATTCCGGCTAATCCCACCATACCACCAGCAGGACTCATCAGTTTTTTCATACCGGCTAAACCAGCTTTGGAACGATTAATACTACCTCCTGATCTTTCTTGAGCTACAGCTGACTCTCTTGCTGCTTTAGCTGCACCTTCTAAAGGTCCTTTTAAAGCACTAAGACCAGGTATCTTATCTACAAAACTTGCAAATCCTTTAAAAAAGTTACCAGATTTATCTAGATTTTTTGAAATCTTAACTTGTTTTTTTAAGTTTTCAACAACTATTTGTGAAGATCCGACTATCTCTTTATAACCTTCTGCTTTTTCTTTTCCTGCTTTAATTTGGAATTTTTCTTGAGCTGATATTTGAGCTTGTAAATTTTTAGTAGAATCAAGTGAAGTATCTATATCTAAATAAGCTTTTTCAGCTTCTCGAATAAGTTTATTAAAATCTTTTTGTATTCGATTTGCTTCTGTCTGAGTTTTAGTTAGTTCAGAATTAGCAGCTTCTTTTTCTTTAAGAGAGTTTGCAATTTCGTTAACAATATTTCTCTCCTCTTTAAGGAGTTGTACGAATCGTTCTTTTCTTTTTAAATCTTCAGGTGTTGCCATATCTATATGTTATAAATAGGAAACTATTACTTTTTACTCCTAGCAGAGCTATAGTTTGGTTTAATATCTGGACCTAGTGTTTGATTCTTAGGAGATGTTTTTGGGGTATGAGCTTTTGCTTCTTCTTCATAGTATAGTTTCATCTTTTCGAAGGTAAATCTTCTCAACCATATAGGCATATTATATACCTCAGTCCAAGAATAACCTCCTTTACCGTTAAATACTATTTCGTGAATTTGAGAAAATAAGTTTTTTCTATCCTCGGGAGTCAGGCCAAAAAAAGTCGAGCCCAATGGGCAAATCAACTTCCTCCTCTCCACCTTCCTCATCTGTATATGTAAAAGTCATATTTACATCAGGTTGGATTTTTGCATAGAAACTCCTTAAAGCTCTAGCATCAGAAGCAAGTAAGTACTTGTCTACAAACTCTCTGATATCTTTTTGTTCTGTTGTACCGTTAACACCGGTGATTAAGTATTTTAACCTAGTAGTGCTACCCGACGAATCATCTTTATTTAGTTTTTTTAATCCTGCTAACTCACTGTCAATATTTTTTTGATCTTTGTGAGTGAGTAATTTAAATTTGATTAAATTATCTGTTTTTGGTAATTTAAATTCAAATTCATTTTTACCTTCTTTGATAATAGGGTCTATTTCTTTGTTATCGAATTTACTTAAATCAACAACTATATCTTCTCCTAAGTAGTTAACTGTATAGTCTTTTCCGTAAGAAAGTACTCTTGCAGCTATCATAATAGCATTTTTATCTCCAATAAGTAAATTGTTATAGTCAAAATTTTCTGTAACTATCAAGGATTGCATTAATTTATCTAATACTATACCTTTTCTCATATAGTTTGTATTAGACAATATATCTTCTTCTTTAGCTGTCATGTACTTCATTTCGATAGTACCGCTTGCTAACGGTGAGTCTTTTGGGTATAAAAGGCCTTTAGAAGGTAATTCTACAGTTTCTGTAGGTATTTTAAAGTTAGGATTCATAAATCTTATTGTTTATAACTTGTTTATACTAATAAATATACGAATAAAATATTTTGGAACAAACAAAAACCCGGAAAAATCCGGGTTCTTATAGTATATTTAAGTATAATGTTAGTAATTCAATACACAGTAGTCCATAGATACTGTTATAGTAAGGTCTACTTGATCACTGTTTGACCAATCGAAGGTACCGAAATTAGCAGTTTGAATAAATGCTCCTTTAATTTCCCATTCTCCTACGATATCTCCAACAGGACCTAATATGTTAAGCTTTAAGTCTTTTTTATAGAAATCAGAATATCCAGCTCTTCCTGTTACTGATTCGTATGATAATCTAGCCCAGTCCATTACTGCTTGAGCTCCTGATGGTGTGATTGGATCGTATAATGTCAAATCCATATCTTGCCATTCTCTTTTCCCACGTATTTTTCTGTACGTATTGATGTGGTCAAGTTTGATAACTTCATCTGTAAAGCTTGGAGCTGCTACGTTCTTAACCATGAAGGATGGAATACCATCTATGAATAGGACGAATCTGTTTTGTACTTTCGGTTCGAAAGCTTTAAACATTATTTCATTTGGGTCTAATACTGCCATTTTATACTTTTAATTATTTATTATAAATATCTACTTTAAAATTTATGCTCCAAATGTTGCACCTGTTGGTTCAACTGTGAAGTCTAGTACAATAAATTCAGCTGTTTTAGCTGGTTGAATAAATATCTGACCTATTAATTGGTTTCTATCTATTACATCTGCTGTATTGTTAGTGTCGTCCATTACTACTCTATAAGAATAAAGACCTTGTCTTTCTACTATAGAATCTAAATAAGGATTAACTCCTGCTAAGAATTTATTTCTTGTATTTACTGTATTTTGTTCAAATACTAAGTTTTGTGCTTGATTACCTAAGAACTCTTTAAGTTCGATTAATAATCTTCTTACATTTACTCTATCTAAAGCTGATGCTTTAGTCTGTAAAGTCTTTTGACCAAATACTGCTATACCTGTTCCAGGAAAAGAAGCTATTGGATTTACTTTAGCATTGTATAATAAATCTCTATCTGTTCTAGATAATCTTCTTTCAGCTTGAATAACTCCTACTAATCCTCCTCTAACAAGTCCTGCTGGTGCAAACCATGGTGCATCTGCTCCATCTGTAAATGCATATACTCCAGGTATAAATAATGAAGGTGGAGCCCAGACATTCTTACCAGTTGCAGATCTAGTCTGTAACCAAGGCCAGTATGTAGCTGCATATGAGCTATTCAATGCATCAGTTTGTGCTGCTGCACTAGCTACTGTTCCTTCATCATATCTTCTAATGTCCGCTACAAGTATACAGTCTCCTCTACTTTCTGCTAAAGAAATAAGATTACCTATAATAGTTGAATGAGCGCCAACAGAGTCTATAAGACCCGGTGCTGAAAGAACATTGAACTTAAAGTCATCGGCATTGTTTAATAAGGTAATAATATTAGAATAATCATCTGCAATTAATCCTTGTGTATTTACATTAATATCACCAAAGTATAAGTTAGCAGTATTTAATGGTACAATTCTACCTGTACCTCCTGTGAAAGATCCTGAATCCGCTATCGGTAAAGAACCTGTTAAAGCATCTGCTCTTCTATTACCATCGTTTCCTATAAAATTAATAGTAGGTGAATTTACTGCACTTACTCTAATGTAATTGGATTTGTTAATATACTCTCCGGTAGTTTTAATATTATCACTTGTTGAAGCAATAGACTTAACTTGGTTACCAATTGCTTTCTCTATGTAGTTGTCTGCATTTGGATCTAAGCTTAAGTTATTAAATGTCTCTAATACAACTTTATTTTTGCTACTATCATCTCCTCTTCTAACTGATAGAGTAAAAGTACCTAAAGCATTACTTACGTTTGAGACTTCCCATCTAAGGTTATCAACAGAACCAGACTTTAAAGATCCGTCTGAGTTTTCTTCTGCAGATCCAACGTAAAGGCCTGAGCCAGTACAGTTATTATATATTACTCCTTCACCAATAGTTTCAAGGTCAAAAGAAGATATACTTGCGTTATCAGAAGCTGATATGTGAGAGCTACTAGCTGCACCCCATGTATTGGATGCTGATACGACTCTTGCTACTAATAAAGAATCACCTCCTTGAGAGAAGTAATTTTTAGCTGCTAGTGAAGTTAGAAATTCTTGGTTAGTTGAAGCTGATTCAAATGTTTCTCCAAATACTCTTACATATTGATTATAAGAAGTAACTGTAGTTGGAACTTCAACTGGTCCTTTTACTGTAGGACCTATTACACAAGCTCCGACTTCTGCGGGTGCTGGGGAGATAAAAGAGATATCATTTTCTCTTTGAAATACACCTGGGGAGATTATAGTTTCTGCCATGTTTGCTTTAGTTTAATTATTGTATATTAATAAATATATTGACTATTTCGAAAAACTCTTGTAAACAGAGTATTTGTCTTCTTATATAAATAGATACTAAAAGTCTAAAGTGGATTAGGAATAAAAGTACCTTTATCTGGATTTATAGTACCGGGACCGTATTTTTTCTGTAAGTCTTTAGCTAGTTCGACATTTTGTTTATCTGTTTCAGAAATAAAAGTTTCGAGAGCTATTCTGGTCTTATTAATATATAGTTCATATTTACCTATAGTTTTTAAATTATCGGTAGAATTTATACCGGAAATAGATTGAAGTATTTTTTTAGTTAACTCTACTTTTAGTTTACCTATCTTTATATATTCTTCGTCAGCTCTATCTATTCTAGATTTTATAATTTTAACGTTGTCAAAATCTTGCTTTTTTAATTTTTTTGCTCTTTTTACTGCCATTGTTTATTGTTTGGTAAAGTTAGATTAATATCTTGAATTATAGGTACTTGATTTTGTTCAAATAATTTAGTCCATAGTAAACTACCTTCATAATCTGCTCCTAGTAGTGAACTAAGTAATTCATCTGTCCTTGTTATTTCTTCGTAAAATGTTTTTTTATCCTTATAAAATACTTTATTTATACCTTTAGGGTATATTATAAAGAATCTCTCGTCTATACTTTTATAATGTACTGTGCCGTATACGCAATCTTCTTTTGTGTACCCTTCAAGAAGTGGTCTAGATTGTAATTTAGCTTTAGTAAAACTTGTTTGTGTATCAGTACTGTATTTAATAGTATCTGTGTCTAAGTTAGGTTTAAATTTTATACAGATATCATAAGTGTTTAATTGTTCACATAATTTAAAAGAGGAATATGTTGAATAAAGGTAAGAAATTCTTTTACGATCAATCTTTGGTTTTTCAGTACTGATGTTTATACTGTTACAGTTTTTATTGTACCTATTTAATTTTGTTACCCATCTACGGTAACCTTGTTCTTCCCAAGTATGCACAAATATATCAGTATTTAAATCTAATAATGGTAAAATATTATTTGATAAACCATTTAAATGTCCTGAAATAAAGATTGCTTTTTTCATAAAAGATTTTTATCTTCTAAATCTAACCAGTAATCTGTGCTCTTTAATCTTTTCCAGATTGGTTTTTCCATAAATTGATATGGTTGTTTCCAATGCGGGTGAAAGTAGTTTTTAAAAAGTAACTCTTTAGAGGGAAGGTTCTTCATTATTTCAACTTTTACTGGGCTCTTAACAGCAGTATTGTATAAGGGAATATTTTTACGATCTTCTTTAATATGGTCACAAAATCTATTAGACAGATATTTTAAATTGAAGAATTTAAATTTAGCTCCTTTCCATTTTTTATTAAGAAATATATAGCTCCAAAAATAATGTATAGTAGTTATCTTTTTATAAGATATTTTAGGGTAATAACTACTATCTAAAACTATATTGTTCCAAAGATAATGTTGAATATCTTTTATTTTTTCATCTACTATAATATCATTGAGCAGTTGTATCAATCCACTGTATGCTCTATCAAACTCATCTCTAATAGGTATATAGATAGTCATCCTATAGTCGATTAAAATTTCCTCAGGTATATCGCCTTCTGTTCTTATCCAATCTTTATTACTATAAGAAAGTTGTTTGAGAGCTTGGCTACCGTTTTTAGCCATACCGAGTATAACTTTATTACCTCTTTTTACAAATCTAGTGCTCATGGTTAATAATATAATCGCTGCAGACTCCTAATCTGTCTGTTAAGTTATCGTTTTTTAACTCAGGAAGTACTGCTATACTACCTTCTATATAGACACCGGGATTAGCCCACATATATCCTTTTGAAGTTATAATAACATCGTCTGATTCATGCCAAAAATAATTTAAATACACACCACCTCTATCTATTTCAATTAATTTAGATAAAGCATCATAATTTTTGCAGTGTATCCATAACCTATTGTAATATGTCTGTATAAACTCTATTGGTATCTCATACTGGGGGTTATCGTGACCTAAAGTAAATTTATTATCAGTATACCAAAAATCTACTTCACAATCGTAACCTCTATCTATTGCATTTGCTATATACGAAGGTTTATTTTCGTTATCAACGTTCGGTCCGTCTATATTTCCTCTATGAGATATAAGTATCATTATTTATCTGTGCTTTCAAAGTATATGATAGCTTTAGGTGCTATATCTCTAGTTAATAAGTGCTCTGGTCCATTCTGAGCTATTAGAGTTTTAAGTTGTCTAGGAGAAGGGTGCTGTTTTTCCCATCCTGCATCAGTATGAGTACTATGATGACCAAAACGATGCTTTTCTCTTATGAGTACGCTTTGTACCGCATGACCGGGGTAATTAGCTATGCTACTGTTATATATTCCTAATTTATGTAAATATTCTGCTTGCATTACATGCATTAATTTTAACCTATCAGGTAATTCGTTTTTAATCCATACATCAATAAACATATTAGAAAATTTATCGAATGCTTTTGGATGACCAAAGAAAAAGTAATCTTGAGTCCAAAACCTACCGTTGAGAAGTTCATTTCCGCTTCCAGTAAACATTATTCTAGGTGATACTTGGCTATTACTCACATCTTGATTGATACCTTGTTTAATAGTATACAGAGAAGTAAGTAAATCTAATAGTTCTCTAAATATAAAAATATCTGATCTAGTTTGAAATACTCCATCATACTCTATACCTGATTCTTTTCTCAATTGATCTGCTTTATATAAGGAGTATGAGTAATGAGGTTGGTGCTGACCTTTAGGGTGTGAGCTTAGATCATATGGACACGCCTCTTCTTTAAGTCTTACATAAGATTTTATCCATTTATATTTAGTATAATCTATTTCATCTTGCCAAGTAGCTAAGTAGAAATCAAAACTTATGTTTTTATAGAGTTTATTCCAATGTCCAAATAGATGTTGAGTAATATCTAAATGTTTTCCGCTACCGTTAATAAGTACTGCTATTTTCATCTTATGTTTTCTAAATAGTATTTTAAATCTTCAGGTGTTCCTAATCCCCACATATTATCTACGTTGAATATTCTTATAGCTTTATTATCTTCAATAGCTTGATTGAATACAGGGCAAACGTAAAATTCGTTATTTACTCTAATATTGTTATCTATCATTTCTTCGGCATATTTAACAAAATCAGATCCTTTTTTCCAATAGTAAAATCCTACTGTAGCAGTATCAGATATAGGATTTTTTTCTGCTACCTCTGTTACTAATCCTTCCTCATTTACTTTTGCAAATGACCACTTAGGATGAGTAGCTTTGAATGTAACTATACCGCCATCAGCCTCTGTTTCATTCATCTTATATAAAAATTCATTACTGTCCCACTCAACAAATTGATCTGAGTTGGCAAAAAATAAAGGTTTATCATTATCTATATACTTCTTAGCTAGCAGAGCTGTACATGCTGCTCCTTCTGTTACTCCTTCTACTTCGACTATTTTACATTTAGGAGTTATTAAGTTTAAAAGAGTATCTAGATTATATTTCTTTCTATGTGCTTTCTGTACTACATAAACAAAGTTAGCCTTAATATTTAAATTTTCAGTTACTACCTGAATCATTGGCTTACCTTTAACGTCTATTAAAGGTTTGGGAAAAGTATACCCGGCTTGTTCGAATCTACTTCCTGCTCCTGCCATTGGAATAAGTACTGTTAAGTTATCGTCTCTCCAAGCTGGTGTTGCTTGTTTCTCTCCGTTATCTACTGTATCTACTTTATTCATAATATTATTATATGTTACCTCTTTAGGATTCTTTACTCTTAAAATATACGATTTACTTCTCGCGGCGGCAAGTAATCCATAAGGAGAATCTTCTACTATTAAAGTTTCTTCGGGAAGCATACTCATAGTTGAGATAGCTTTCCAGTACATTTCTGGGTGTGGTTTGCTATTAGTAACATCTTCATTTGATATGATAAGATCTAAATACTCTATTAGTCCAAGCTTAGCTAGTACAGTAAGTACTGTTCTTCTAATAGAGTTAGAACACACTGCTAGTTTAAAACCATCTTTATAAAGTAACTGAAATGTAGCTATTAAATCTTCATTTGGTTCTAAATCAGAAAGTTTTCGCAATGTTAACTGTTGTTTTTTATTCCAAACTTCGTTATGTACTTCAGCTGGTAATCCTTTTTCTTTAGTTAGTAGATCTAGTTTTTGAAATGTCTTTAAACCGTCGTAAGTATTTAAATGTTCTGACCAACCTATTTTATAACCGGGGTTGATACTTGTTAATGCTTCATTTAGAGCGTCAAAATGTATATTTTTAGCTTCTACTAATACTCCGTCTAAATCAAATATTATTAACTTTATTGCACTCATAATGATTGTATGTAATTATATAGGTACTTAGCCCAAGCTTTATGAGAAACATCTCTAGGGTGAGCTGTTATGAAGTAAGGACTTTCACTCCAGTTATTCAATTTAAATTTTTGAAAAATGTATTCTTTAAAATGTGCTGGTTTAACTGTATGATTAATCCATTTAGTTTTATCTATTGCAGAAGATAAAAAATGTCTGTCAAAATCTAAAAAATGATCAAAAGCATTAAACATTAAATAATTAACATTGTTTACTTTAAAATAATTCTGAAGATCTAATATGTGATGTAAAAACTCGTTTTGTATATGATTAGTTCTACGGTAAATTTCATTAGCAGCTGCATACTTATCAGGTCTCTGTTGGTCTAATTGTGTTTTACCTTCACAATCGACTGTATAAATTGGAACTCTTATTATACTGCTCCAGCCTATAACAGCGAATATATCTTTTTTACCTTGTTTTTTCAACCATTCAATACTTTGTATAGTAGAACTTTTAATATCAGCATTACCGTCACCTAATCTTCCAGCATTCCAAGTTTCAACTCCTAATCTAGAACCTAATTCTTTTGGCCAGACTGGTGAATCATAGAATTTATATTCAGCTCTAGTGTTTAACATTGGATCTGCTTTACCTTTGTCATTGATATGTTTATAGAATTGCCCGAAAAAAGGAACTATGTTATACCAATCTAATGTTTTTTTTGCTTCCCAGTTTAAAGTCTGTGCTGGGGAATCTCCTTGTGTCCAACTATCTCCGTTAGTAAATAATATCATGTTTATGTATTAAGTTGCCCAATCCAGTTCCTCCTTTATAGTGGTATAGAAATGGGATATTAAAAAGTGTATGTATGTTTCCTGATAGCTTACCTAGTCCAGGGTAATTCCTTCTTAAGTTGATATGGTGATTCATATCTAAGCCTATTTCATAGTAACCAGGTAGATGTAAGAACTTTAATTTCTTTTTAATGCAAGTAATAGTAGCATCATGGTTATTATCTCCTTTAAGATATCCTACTTTAATATCGTGTTTGGTATAAAAATCAGCTCTGCATAAAAACCAGTAACAATCAGCATAAAAACTTTCTTCTTGACTTGCTGATTTTGATGGTTTAGTATCTACTGTAATATATTCTAATCTAAAATCGTCTAAAGTTTTTACAAAGTCAACAAATAATTCATCAGGTGGATAGTAATCAGTTAAGTATTGAGTATCGTTATGCTGAATAACTAAGTGTGTGCCTTTAGCACGTTTTATACCTATATCATATGCTTCAGCAGTAATTTTAGCTTGATTATTATCTTCAGTTACTTCTGCTCCTTTTATGACAAATAGATGATCCGAATTAATATCAGTAACAAAATCATTAGAATTATCAACTAGTATAATCTCTTTAGCTAGATTTCTAAATCCTAATATCTGTTTGATTAGTCTATTGGTTTGTTCCAGTATTTTTTTGTCTAACTCTTTATCGACCTCTGGATGCATTTCTTTATCGAACACAGTCATTGGCCAGGTTGAACTATAACATATAATAAAACTTATTTTCATTTAAATCTTCCTCTATAATAATCGTGATTAAATATTTGTTGTTCGTTGAACTCGTTAAGTTCACGATACTGATCATCTTTTGATAAAGTACTAAATCTTTTTATCTCTGACATCATCTTTGGAGTAACTGATACTTTACCGTCTCTAGTTTCATCTATATTAAGTACAGTAAAATGCCTTTCTAATACGTCTATACCTTGAAATATAGCTAACTTAGAAGATAGTAGGTTATCTTCATGAGGATTAGTATGATCACTTAATCCAACATTCTTAACTCCTAGTTTATCTCTAAAGTAATTTATATTTTGTAAGTTAAGTTTAGATAGAGGAGTTGGGTATACACATGTGCATTGTAACATATAGTACTCAATCCCCATCTCATTTAAATTCTTAACAGTTTGTTTTATCTCTTCTATAGTTAAACTTGAAGTTGAAAAAAATAATCTTTTAAACTTAAAGCTTTTTAATTTTTTACCATAATCAAATGCAGGAATAGAGTAGCCTGATAGTTTTAAGTTATCGTAACCTAATTCGTTAAACCTAGGAGCGTGTTGAGGAACAAATATAGTAGTCATTGATTCAACTCCATACTCCATACATTTAAAGATAAAAAATTCTTCATCTATTCTAGATAACTCTAAACCTTTTAATCTAACAAACTCTGGTTCGTATGGTCTATATTCTTCATACTCCTTTCTATAAGTAAATGTATTAGCTTTTATGGATTGTATCTTAACTATATCGCTACATACTGCAGCATTTTTAACCATTCTTTCTAATAAATCTCTATCACCGTTGTGATTTTGACATAACTCAGATATTATTTTCATCTATATATTTTAATATTGTATTTGCTAACTCCTTATGAGCATTAGGTGATGGGTGTCCAGCACAGTAGTACTTACCGTAAGGAGGTTTTTGGCTTCTGAATTTTTCTATATTAAAGTTTTTATTTACATTGTAATAATGCTGTAACCTTAATTTAATGTTCCATGTATCTTCTATATTAGTTATACCAGATAAACTAACATCTTTGTGTTCATTAACATTAACTAAACTAAGGTAGTTTATGTCTTTTTTTATATCTCCTAAATTATCTTCTATACTATTAAATAAAACATACTTAATACCTTTATTTTTAAAGTAACCGTCTAAGTGGCTAATCTGCCATTGGAGCTTTTCTTGTTTTGAAGCAAGGTCAAAAAAGTATTTCTGTTCTATATGAATATAAGTTTTAAAATCTACCCATAATGCTTCTTTTCCTAACCATTTTTTAGCTCTACGTTTATAAGCAAAGACGTCATTATTATCGCGTTGTTTATAATCAAAAAGATGATTATCGTAATGCTTTTGTTGGTAGTTAGAGTAAATTTCATGCCTAGTAATACCTGATAGTCCAATAATTACTAGAGTGTCTGAATGGTCAATATCCTGTTTAAAGTGACGATGAATACTTCTTAGTATAGATTCATTACCGTAACCAGAATGTCCATAGTTTTTATAGTCAGTAACACCAAGTTCAGAACTTATAGTAGTTGGAAAAGCATATCTTTTGCCTACCCAATGTCCTACTTTATCGGTAATAGCAGCTCCTTCTACAAAACTACACCCGAAACTTACTAATTTTTTTATCCCTTTACTTCGTCCCATTCTGTTACCATATTAAAACCTAAATCCCTATAGTATTCCTGACAGCCTATTCTTCCTTCTATCCAAAAAGGGATATCTCTACCTAATTCGTTTGTTAGTACCTGTATATTATCGGTGGTACCAGAAGGAGTACCATTTGATTGAGTATGTATTCGGTAATCAGGACCGTCTAGTATAATAAAATCAACATCTTTGACTTCATCTAGAGTATGTATGTATCTAACTATACCTTCATCGTAGTCAATCATTTCAATATTAGCTAATTTAATACTATCTTTTGTATTCCACCCTTTTTCTACTGCATAATTATAGAATTCAGGATTATCTTCAAAAGCTGTTACTTTTCCTCCGTATCCTAAGTTATCTAAATGTTCGTTGATATAGTAGGTACTTTGTCCTCCTCCATATTCTAATATATGCATAGGACGGTTTTTCGTAATATAGTCAAATGCAGGTTTATATTTTTCAAAAGTCTCTAAAGTCATAGTATTTTACTTAATGTTTGTTTATATGCTTTCTCTTGTGCTTCAATAGCTGTGCCTCCTACATGCTTAGTAATGAATATACGATTATCATGATAACATTTAAGTACGGTAGCTTTAGAGGTATGTTCTTCCTGTATAACATCAGTACCGTATCCTAATAATTTACCATCGTATAGTAATTTTACTATATCTCCTTCGTCAACGACTTCACCACGGCTTGTATTAACAATATAGATATTTTTTCTGAACTTTCCAACATATTCTTCATTTATATACTCTATGTTTGACTTTCTATAATCGATATTGACACTTAAAAAATCAGTATTATTAAAAAAATCATCATCTATGAAATCTAAATCTGCTTTTAATACTGATTTAAATAACGGTTTAGCTATTTTCTCTAATATTTTACCTAGTCTACCGTACCCTAAAATACCTAAAGTTTTTTCTTTTAATTCTACTATGTTTCCTATCTCCCTAGGTAGAGCTAAGCATAAGTATAGGTTATGCTCTGCGGTAGAGTATATCTCTTTTAATATACTATCATTCTTTATAGAAATGACCGGTATAGAAACGTTTATATGATTGTCGCCAGTAGAAGGAGTAATTATTCCTTTTATGTTTGTTCCTTCTATATCTTTTTGCTCTATTATATATTTGAGATAATTTGGAGCTGCAAATAAATAATCTACACTTTTAAAAATTTTCAGCTTATCTTTTGGTAAGCCAACCATGTTAATACATTTAAAATTTTTCTTTGCAAAACTAGTAAATTCTGGTAAGTGTTGATACGGTGTTAAAAATCCTATTCTAATCATTATACATAATTTCTGTTAATATCCATTCTTTGTAATTCTTTCCTGTTTTCCAGTATTCATGTTCACAGTTAATTATAGCAAGTTCTTTATTTTCACTTATAGTACAAGAGATAGACTCACAGGTGAAAAAAAGTAGTTCGTAAAAATCTCTGTAAAGTTTTGGTTTTCCTGTAGGGTTATACCATACTGCGAAACCTTTATAGTCTTGCTTTTGAGCTATACTTTCATAATCAAATCGTTTATCTACACTTACTAACGGGTAGTGTATACTGGAAGGGGTATCTGGGATATCTTTTCTAGTTTCATAGTCTAATGGACCACGGTGCTGATCATAAACATCTTGTAAAGCTTTTATGAATGGTTTAATTTTTTCATCATCAAATGAATTAATCATTTTAGAAGTAAAATATATAGAGCGTGCTGGAGGTATTGCATCTGTACTTTCTAATATATTGAATATTCTTTTAGGGTGGTATTTTATTTTATTTGAACTAAGGGAAAATAATCTATTAGTGTTTTCAAAGAATAATGTTTTAGCTTGAGGTCCGTCAAGTGAAGTATATAAAGTATACTCGTTTCTGTGAAATATTTGACAGAATTTATTGAAGGAGATAAAAGATTGTTCTAAGTAGTAGTGACTAGGATGTTCTTCTTTACCTTCTACCTGTATTGCACAAGCTTTAAGTATGTATATCTTATGGTACCTATGAGGGTACCCAACAACTCTCTGCTTATGAAATTTTAAATTATTACCTATATCATCGCCTAGTCCTCTAAACTGTAAATCTATTGTCCTGTTTTCTTGTTTATGCACAAACGTACTATAACACTTAGATAATTCTTTTTCTCCGGTAACTTTTGTATGTTTTGGAAAATTTTTAATTTTAATTATATCTTTATATACTTTAGGAATGTATAGTAAAACGTTATCTAAGTTACGTTTGCAGAATACACTGGCTTGTGCTCTGGTTTGTCCTGGGTGTACAATCACGTTAAAGTCATCAAAAGTAGACGGGTCATCAAAATCTAAGGTATACTCTCTATACGGTGGATTATCACTTTTATCATAAAAATTTGGTCCTAAAGTTATATGTATAGGTACATTAGATTTAAAATCAACTTTAAACATCTCTTGTACTATGTTCAGCCTCTGTCTGAGACTTTTATTGAAGTCACCATGAAATAGGTATTCAAATATCCTAGCCATAGCGTACTTATTATCAACTACTCCGTTATAAAGACCAGTTTTACTGAACAACCATTTGGTTCTTAGTTCATCTATTCTATTATCAAAAACAGTTCCTACATCGTGTGCAACTATATTATAAGATAAGTCATTAATGGAGTATATATCACTTACATTAAGAGCAATATCGATAAGTTCCAGAGATTTTTTAGTAAATTTTATCATTTAAATTTAAATCGTAGTTAAATTTTATATATTCAATGCCATCAGGAAGTATAAGAGTTCTAAAACTCATTCCTTCGTCATTAAACTTTTTTAAGTTGTCTATCTTATCATACCTTTTTAAATAGAACCAGCTGCAATCGGTATTAACAATAGTGTATCCTTTATCTTTTAGTTTTACTATAGCTTTTTCTTTAAAGTCAAAAGTATCTTTGATATACTTGTTATAATAGTCTATATTATCGAATATAAATTCTATATACTTAGCTCCTATTGTATTTATTTCATACATTAATCTAAATTTAGATAAATATTTCATATTATCAATATGGCTGGCCAAGAACCCTACTCTACATCCTGCTGCTCCATAAGCTTTAGAAAAGGTTTTTGTTACTATTAAGTTAGTGTACTCTTCAATTAAAGTTATACTTGTTTCCTCCCCGGTAAATTCAAGGTATGCTTCGTCAATAATAACAAAAATTCCTGTTTCTAAAAGTTTTATGATGTCTTTTTTACTATATAAATCTCCTAACGGAGAATTAGGATTAGCTAATACTATAAATTGTGTGTTACTGTCTATTAAGTCGATGATACTATCAATATCTAACTTCATATTAGTATATTTAGCTTTTCGTAGTTCCACTTCATACAAATCGCTATAAACTTGGTACATAGGAAAGAAATAATCTGAGGTGATTATGTTATTTCCTTTTACGTTGAATGATTCAAAAATAGTTTTAAGAGAAAAAGAAGAACCTGGTGTGAGTAGAAGGTTGTCGGTTTCTATATTATAGTAATTACATATTTTCTTTTTTAAATTTTCAGTATTTGGATAGAAACATAAATCTTTTTGAGTAAGAGAACTAAAAAATTTGTTCATTAACTTACTATCTATTGGATAATTACGTTCGTTTTGAGTAAGAACGTGTTTAAATTTAGTTTTATCCTCTTGATTAGATTTTCTGAATACGTTATACAGGTGTTTCTTCATCATATGCTTCAAATTTATTATTTATATTATAGAATATACTTTTAGCTACTAAACTATTCCCTAGTTCTGATAAGTGGTGATCATCAGGGACTAGATTTTCATTATGCAGAGTGGGTCTGATATTTCTTCCTAAAAGTTCTCCTATATCGTACTCTTTATTATTATTATGTAAAGAAATTATGTTTAAATTTTCTATAGTATTTTTTATTTTATGTTCATTAACATAGAAAGATTTTCTATCTACAGAGTAAAACGTTCCATCTATTTCATCTCTTTCTTTTTTATTAAAGATACGAAAAGTATACCAGGGTTGAAAGAAAATTCTAACTTGACCTCCTAGTTTAGTGATAATATTTTGAAGAAATAATAATTCTTTTAAGTATACAGCTTCTTCAACCCTCTCATTAAATAGTAAATCTAAATAAGATTGTCGAAATTTAGCATCTATTTCTTTTCTATTCAAAAAATGATTTATTGAGTCTATAGTAGTAAAAGGATTAAAAATTTTGTTAATAATTTCGTTTCGAAATACATTTTGTAACTGAATTATAAAAATATGGTCACTAATATCAGTCTTGCTCTTTAAATATTCTTTTATATGTCTTACAGATGTTGTTGTTCCATAACCTCCTAGACCTAAATTGATAATATTATGTATAGGAATATGTTTAGATAGTTTAGCCATCCATGTAAGGTTGTTAGTAACAAAATCTGGTGTACATAAAGTACTATATTTATCTTTTATAGCTTTAGTAGCCCATTCTAATTTGTTTTCTTTGAATACAGTGAAAGCACTACCTTGAGTATGAGAACAACCTGCTCCTACTATCGTATAACTTTTATTTTTATCAACCTTTAAGTCTATCATTTTCTTATCTGACTAAGTAATGGTGCTAATTCCTTATAAGAGCAATTTAAACAGTGACTAGTAGGGTTATTAGTCGCACATCCTCCTTGTACAGCTTTATAATCTTTAGTATCTCTAATTTCTTCGATTGTATTTTCAAATAAATTACCAAATGGGTCTGCTCCAGTATTTAAACAGCACATTTTAACATGCCCTTCTACAGTAGTGTAGATACCTTCTTTAACCCAGAAACAATCAGGAAAGTCCCATTCACTTTTACCTTTTATTTCGTTTTTCCAGTTTTTATTTAAATAATCTATTTGGTCTAATGTATATCCACCTGGCATACTCTTATCTTCACTCCAATCTTGAGCAATATTAAGTCTTAACTCCTCTAACCCGTATACATCCACAATTTCGTCTTTTATAGTTTGGATATCTTGTATATTATTAGTGTTCACTACATAATTACATGTAACCCTGCAGCCATGTCTATCCATATCTTTGAAATCATCTAGAAACCTCATTAACTTATCCCATTTAGCAGGTGACCTATCTCTTTCGTATGAATCTTTGTATCCGTCTATACTAAAGTACATTAAGTCAATATATTTCATACACTCTTCAAACTTTTTACCCATTTTAGATTCTGGTCTGATAGGGTACTGGCAATTGGTTGCAACAATTAAGAAAGCGTCAGGAAATACCTCTTTGAAAGTTTTACATATTTCATCGAATTGAGGATGTAACATTGGTTCACCCATACCCATTAACTTAGCTTCTTTTATTGGGTGGTGTTTAAGGTTCTCTAACATTTTTTTATACTTAGATAACGGCATATGTTGTAAAGCTCCAATTACTTCATCTCTGTTACAAAAAGAACACTGTAAGTTACAATAGTTTGTAGTCTCTAAATAAGCGTATGTTATAGGTTTATTCATTTAATTGTCTTTTTTCTAATTTACCATATTGGAATAAATGGTGAAGTTTAATCTGATTAACTTTAATGTTATTCTGAGTAATTACTTCTGCATGATAGTTGTGACCTCCATGAGTCAGGGGTAACTTTTGTGCTTTAAAAATACTTTTCCATCCTGTAGCATATATATCAAAAATATGAGAAGGTCCAAAGAAAGAGTAGTCAGCATGTAAGTAAACACTATCGTCTTTATCTCTTACTATATTACTTAGTAGTTCTATTTCGTTTGTTTGTTTTTTTATTTTACTGCTAAAGTATTCTTCTAAGGTTTTTTTATCGAATAGTATTTCACTTCTAGTCCACATAATATAGTCATATGTAAAATCATTCCATATTTCGTAAGAAGTTTTTATATTGTTGACTCTGTAGATAGTATACGCTGCTTTTTCTGTATTATTAACATATTGACGTTCATGAGGTTTAAGAAACTCAGTATCTGTAAAGTTTACAAAACTGGTTTTATCATGAAAGTCATCCCAAGAGCTAATAAATAAATCAACATCACAGTTTTCAATATTAAGTTTACTGTATGTTTCTTCTATTATCTTTAGTGTTCTAATTTGACCAAAAAAACAAATGGCAATACGTTTTTTTTTATCCATTTAAGTACTCTTGTAAGTCTTCTGGTGTACCCATTTGGTATACTTTATCAACTTGTGTTATTACGATACGTTTTCCATCTTTAACAGCATAATTATATACTGGTGCTACATAAAATTCATTATTTAATCTGTCATCTGCTTCTATCATTTGTTCTGCGTACTTAACAAAGTCAGATCCTCTACTCCAATAGTAATACCCTGCAGTTGCATCGTTTGATATTTGTTTCTTTTCTGCTACTTCTGTCACATACCCATCTTCATCAGTCTTTGCGTACGACCATTTAGGACCATCTCCTTTAAAGCACGGCATTCCTCCATCATGCAGACTTAATCTACTGTATGTTTCGTTAGGATCGTAGTCAATCATTTGATCAGAGTTAAAACTTAGGAGAGGAACTTTATTATCTATAAACTCTTTAGCTGTTAGTAGTGTGCATGCTGCTCCTTCTGTAATTCCATCTAGTTTAACTATCTCTATATTATCATGACCAATCATTTTATTGAACAGGGTAAAATCATATTGCTCATAATCAGCTTTCTGACATAAGATAATAAATTTAAAGTTTTTATCGAACTCTATATTGAGATTTTCCACAACTCTTTGAATCATAGGTTTACCTTCTACATTAATAAATGGTTTAGAATCTTTATACCCTTGTTGTCTAAATCTAGACCCTCTACCTGCCATAGGTAATACTATATTAAAAAACTGTTTCATTATTTAAAAAAATCTTTAGGGTGAATACCTCTATCGTCTATAAATATATCAGCATCGAAAGGTTTAAAATATAGGTGGTGGTATTTACATCCCCACATCTCTAATTGAGATTCTGTAATCGGCCTATAATAAGCTTCTCCTCTGCCGCTTTTATTCCCTCTAGCAGTATAAAAAATAATAGTGTGACCTTCGTCATATAACTCATTTATTTTTTTTATTCTATCAGGGTAAGGTACTCTACTTATTACCGGTCCTTCTTCTTTACATATAGTATCATCTATATCGATAACGTATTTTTTAGTTTTCATAATTTTAACTTACCTATTATTTTTTTTTGGTTATATAATCTGTATACAATAGATTTATTTTTAACATTAATATTCAAGCTCAATTTATCATTACTCCAATACCCCGGATCTAATTTACCAAGTAGTCTATTTTTATTATGGCTTTGACGACCACTGATAATTTCAAAAATATCTGATTTATATTTTATGAAAAATAAATAATCATATCCTGCTAGTGCTCCTAAGTAACTTCTATGAGTACCTCTAGTAAGAAAAGCTTCATCTAAGAAAAAAGCCGGGTAAATTATACCGTCTTTCTTCATACTAGTATACCATTCAAAACTAAAATCAGATCTCCATTTTTGTGATCCGCATCTTATGTCATATATTTTTTCTACTTCTTTCCAGTTTCCTTCCCATCCGCACGTATCTTCTACATCTCTAACAAATTCTCTTACTATATCTAAAGTGTCTGAGCTTATGCTGCATGATTGGTAGTTATTAATAATTTCTTTTGGTACACTTAAAAGTATAAATTTAGAATTTAAATAAGATTCTTTAGGTATACTTTTACCTGTTATACAAGGTTTAATGTTTAAATATGAGTTTAAATATTTCTTAGTTAAACTACCCTTTTCATAAACATATTTCTCATTACCAGAAGGAGTCTTTACTAAAGTTTTCTTAAACGACTCTTTGTTTATACTATCATTTAACTTCCATTCTCCACTTTCAATTAAAATTTTATTTACTTTTAGAAATAATTTTTCTATATCTCTATATGTTAGTATATCAAAAACTTTAAGTTCATCAAAAACATCTGTGTAAAATTTTGTATAGTTACTAATGTATTCCACTACTCAATGCTTTGACTAATTTAAAATCTAATTCTGTATCTACATCTACTAATTCTTCTTCAGGCCAATCTACTTGATAAGGGTAAGGATCATTGTGAGTATTAGAAAATAATTCCCAGTTGTTAAGCATGTATTCTTTCTTATAGAAAACTAACGAATGAGTAGCTTTAAATAAACTTGGACCTGAAGTAGTAGACAGTCTGTCGTTTTCTTTAAAATTTACTGGTTTCAATCCATCGCTCCAAAAGAAGTTACGTTCTCTTGCTACTGTAATCGCACTATCATGAGAACTAGTTTTGAACCAATCGATAGTTGTTTGTAATTTGTCTATGTTTAAAAAAGGTTGACAGGGATTATAGTTACATATATAATCAGATTCCACATTTTCTAGGTGTTTGTACATAACAGAGTGATGAGCATTGCCGGGTGCTACGGAAGCGTATTCTCTGTGAAGTATCTGTACTCCTGGTATGTAGTGATCAATAATCTCTTGCTCATGTGCTGCTAAAAACTTTTCTTCTACATTAGATAGTTTGCTTACATTATTTAAAGCAATCGTGAGTAGAGTATCACCATGTTCGTTGATAGGTCTTAAATGCTTTTCAGGGCATCTAGTACTTTTCATTCTGGCGTGTATAATAACTGCTAATGTTTTCATATAACTATTTTTTTACCTTCTATGTAGTACTCTTGAGATTGTTTTTCTAAGTCAACAATCATTTTCAAACACTTACCTCCGAAAAATTCAGGAGTGTTAACTTCAAAGGTTTGTTTTATTCCTTTTCTCTTGTCGTATTGTAATATAATCGGTACATCACTACCTGTCATTGATAGTAGAAAAGCTCTATGAGTACCTCTCCGTAACATAAAGTCTTTATCGTTATAACAGATAGGGAATAGTAACCCTTTTGTATAAATAGATATGTATTGCGCAATATCAAAGTCTTGTTTCCATTTAAGACACTTGTGGGTTTCATAAGCATCTGTATAGCTAGAAAACTCAGGGTAATTTTTATCAAATTTAGCTTCTACTTTCTTCCAATTGTTATATTTCCAACCATCACTACCGTATGTCTCCTCTACTTCCCTAATAAATTTTTTAGCTATAGAAATATCTTTATTATCATGTACTTGAGTCATATATTTTGTAATTAGCTGAGAAGGTAATGTTAAATATATAAAATGAGTCCATGATTCTCCGTATCCTAACATATTCATAGAAATAGTATCAGCTTTTGCCATTACTATTCCTTCTTTTGTAGGATCAATATTATAATAAACCGGGTCAAAGCCATCCCAGTTTTTATTTTCATCTATATCTTCCGTATCTGAGTTAATTGGACGTTCATTCCAACCCGATTTATCATAGTCGGGTTTAAGTTTATTAGATACGTTTAAATAAGTGTCTACTACATCGTCATACTCTACTATATCAAATGGTTTATATTTTCTAAAGTCTTCAAACCAGTAGTCAACTTTACTACTTATATCTTTTCTTTCGAACGTATAGTTAAACTTTTCACTGTCTTTAATTATATCAGAATTAAAGTTCATATTCTTAAAATACCAGGAGTAATGTTTATTTTTCCAGTTAGTAAAATTTTTGTGGGGAAGCTTAGCTGTTATTCCTATCTTATCACATATATACTTAAAATCTTGTTCTATATTTTCATATCTACCTGTAAAATTAATAAATGGTAAAGTATCAATATTGTGGTTAAATTTTCCTTTAAGAAAATCTAATTGAGAAATAGTATGAATAAATTCTGAAAAGTAATTAGAAGTATCTTTATGATTATCAAAGAAATTTATATCTGTTGGTTTTACTGAAGTCTTGTATTGTTGTTCATAGCAGAATTGAGGATTATTACTAAATGATTCAAAAGAAAAGTTTGCATTAATTTCTTCTTTATATCTATAGTCAGATACTATCCTATCCCAAGGGTTTCTTACAAACGTAAACACAAAATAATCTCTAAGTATTTCTTCATTTAAATCATCATAATGTATATGAAAAGATTGATAGATATCTTTTATACCTAAAGCTTCATATAGCGCACTACCTATAGACATTCCTCCAGTTTTAGGAGTATGTAGGTATATAAATTTATGTTTATGGTTAATCATAAAAATTTATATGTTTGAGATATTGTTCTTGATCTAACAGATGGTAATTGCTCCAGTCTGATAGTTTTATATAGTTTTCCTCTAAATAATTTACATTCATTCCTGGTTCATCTGTAATTAACCAATCATCGACTAATATAATTGGAAATAATTTAGCGAAATGTTCTGTAAGTATATTCCTATGACAAATTGGTATTATTTTGAGATAGAGACATTCCCACATTCTATGACAATCTATTCCATTACCTTCTGGGCTTAAACAGTATTTAGAAAGTTTTAAGTCTTCAAGATACCCTTTAAAGTCTCTAGGTAAATTTTCTGGAAGTTCTTTCCATTTAGCTGCTT